ATTGTAATCAATAAATGATTGAAAGTCTTTTGTATACCAATCTTTAAATGTATCGTGTTTCATTTCATCTTTACCACGACCAAGTTCTAGTTCACCAATAAAATCTAGTTTATAACTCTCTTGTCTTGTAGGTATAAACCATTGATATAGATCTAAGTAATCTAAATTTGTAATACCTTTTATATCATAAACTGTCTGAGGTCGGCCTCTTACTAGTATTGTTTCTCTTTGAAATAAACCCCAAGGCGATATTTTATTGGCCACTTTATCACCAGCAATTAATATAATTCTATTCATCAAATAAGGTAAGTCAAAGAATTTAGTATTCCAGCCTGTGATAACATCAGGATAGTTTTTCATCCAGAAATTCATAAACTCAAACATCAATTGTTTTTCGTCTTTACATTTAACGTAAGTAATATCTGGCCTGTCGGTTTTATAATCGCCAACACCCCAAGTAATGATTTGTTTATTGTTTTGATTTTTAACTGTGATACAAAGTAATTGTTCAATAGGATTTTCTACATCAGGAAAGCCATTTTCACAGGCCGTTTCTATATCTAATGTAAATATCTTTATAAACTTTTTATCCCATTGTATATTCTCAGGATGTTGTTTATTAATATATTGATAATGGTATCTTTCTAAACCATAGATAGGTGAATTTTCGGTTGCTACCTCTCGTCTAAATTTACGAGCATCATCAATAGTTTTAAATGTAATAGGTTTAAGAAACTGGCCTTGTAAAGTTTTGTATTCTGTTTGTTGTTGTGTTAATGAATAAAGAGTAGGATCAAAATCTATTTTTTCTTTATATTCTTGGCCTTCGTGCACGCCTCTTACAAGAAGTTTGCCTTTAAATTCAATTACTGACTTATAGAAATTCACTTAAATTACCTTCACTTTTATACATATTAACATTCTTCTTATTATATACCATTTCTTTAGATAAGTCAAATGGTATCTTATTCGTTTCTGTGTATTCTGTTTCGCCAGGCTTTTTTATGTACCAAATCAAGTCTTTATCTTTAGGATAATTTAATGACCATTCTACTGTTGATTTTTTTAAAAGCTTTCGGTCTTTTTTGGTCATTGGGTAAATATATCTAAACTGTTTACCTTTTACACGACTTAATTTTAATTCTATTAACTGTTGTGGATTTGGTCTCATTCCACATTTTCTATTTTTAGTATTAGGTATGTGTCCTTGCATTGTTCTAGGATGTACCTTTTCTCCTTGTTCGGTAACATAAGTATCTGTTATAGAAAATCCACCATATAAAAAATTAGCAGATTGATATACATAACCAGGTTTACCCACTAAACCGTCAGCCCAAGTATAAAGATATTTAATCTTTGTATTTTCTTTTAACCACTTAATAGACAAAGATAGTAATTGTGATTCTGAATTTTTTGGCATTTTATCATCCATACACATCTTGCCTATCTCAAAATAATCTTTTGTGTCTAATTGTGGAAATAACTTTTGTATAGTGTGTTTAGGTCTTGTACCCCAGCCAAAAGTAATTACACCTATTAACTCGTCTTGTATAAAACAACCTAGATAATGTTTTGTAAGTTTAGGCATTACTGCCGAATAATGCCTTGATGCTACAAACTCAGCTGCTGTGTATTTGTTCAGTGGTTTTAGTATCATCATCTCTTAAATATAAAATTAATCCATCAAGTTCTTTTGTTAAATAAATTTGACAACCTAATCTACTCACGCCTTCTTTAAAACCTTTTTCGTATTCTAATAATTCTAATTCTGCCATATTATCGTTTATCTTTGGCAGTTTGTCAATCCATTTTTCGTCAACATAGATATGGCAAGTAGCACAAGCACAACAACCATAACAATCAGCAGGTATTTCTGGTATAGAAATTTGACTAAAAGTTTTGGCAGCTTCCATTACAGTACGGCCAATAGGCACTTCAACTCTAATCTTAGAGCCGTTTCTTACGAAGTATATAGTTATCATCAGTCAATAATTAGTTTAGGTTTTTTAAATTGTACAATACCTGTTCCTAAATGCTGATGATATGAATTTCCTATTTCTGTTTTTGGATTGACCTCTGCTACAACATTGTTTCTTTTAATTGAAACAGTATCTTCTTCAGCATAAGGCATATAAGGTGTAAGTGCTAATGAAACAGGCCCACCTGGTTTTGATTGCATTGGTACAATTATAAATGGTTGTTTTATATCCAATGTTTCTGTATTGCTAGTGTCTTGTTTTATTCCAATAACATCTTCACCTGTTGAGAGTCTAAATATTTTCAAATCGCTCATAATATATCCTTTATTTTATTATACTACTTTTTATCTTTTTTGTCAATCGGTTTAATACGTCTGCTCAATACAAACTCTCGGTTTGGATTTACAGAAGCATTAAACTTTCGTATCATATCTCTATTTAACAACACGTCATTACGTGATCTGATTCTTTCATCTAAACCAAATTCTACTTCTTTATAAACAAACCCATTAAATGTTACATCTATTTTAACAACTGGCCTTTCTTCGCCTTTGTCATCATCTACGTTTGCTCTAAAAATTTTTACTTTACGAACCAGTTTACTTGTATGTTTTTTACCATCATATTTCCAAGAAACTTTACCATCTTTTATATCTATTTCTTCGGCGTGCAAAGCACTCACTTCAGCGCCATTACCTGTGTCTAATTTTGCTCTGACTTTACCTACACCTTCTAATTCTATTGTTTCAATATAACCAACTTCTATAATTGATTGACGATCCCAATTTTCTCTATTGTTTATATAATCAATTATATTATCTACTAATTGTTTACCTTTAATTGGGCCTGTTGTATTAGGTGTATCAGCATAATCTTCATAATGATATCCTTCGTAATCGGCACCTGTGCCTGGCGAACCATTGACCTCTAATACACAAATTTTATCTTTGAATATAATGTGGTCAACACCCACGATATAAGCCTTTGATGCTCTGGCCGTTCTTAATACTATTTCAATTTCTTCATCTGATAATTTGTAAGGTTCTGCAATAGCACCTCTATGAACATTTGACCTAAATTCACCTTTCGCCTTTACTCTCTTTGTGCAAGCAAATATTTTATTATCAACTACAAAGGTTCTTATATCAAAATCTGTTGGCATATATTCTTGTATTAATAATTCGGCATCGTGTTTAAAGAGTGCCTGTACTACTGATATTAATGAATCGTAACTGTCTACCTTTACAACACCAATACCTTGTGTGCCTGTTAATGTTTTTACAACAACTGGAAATTTGCCACCTATAATTTTTAATGCTGTATCTATATTTTTTTCATTTGATATAAAGGCCGTCTTTGGTGTAGGTATATTAAACTTTTCAAACAATAGAGCAGACGTGAGTTTATTATCACAAGTTAACATTGATGATCTTGTGTTTAACATAAAAGAACCAGAATTTTGAAATGCTGATATTAAAGAAAGGCCTGCTTCATCTTCTATGGCACCTGCTCGTGTAATCACAACAGTATTTTTACCTATGAAAGTGTGTTCGCCATCTTCACCATCATAGTTGTAAATGGTTAATGAATTTTTTTCTTCGTCTTTATCTGTGATGATTGAGTGTTTAGTATTGATTATAAAACAAGGTATTTTTCTTTTCTTACAAGACCTTTGTATAAAACTAACTGTGATTTCTTTTTTAATCTTACGATTACCAGTTTTTTGTTTTCTTACTTTAGGCGAAGATTTGGTAATGACAACGACTGTAATCGGTTCGTTATCTTTTGGCTTCTTAGCCTCGTTTATAAAATCTCTAAACTTTGGAACTTGCATTTAATCACCTGTTGTTTCATCATCTTTTGTAATCTTTTTACCAATGTTATATTTAGCTGATAGCGTCCATTCTTTTTTTTCTTTGAATGGTAATACTTTAATCTGACTTAAAGGTGCTTTGTTTTCAGCTTTTTCTTTTTGAACTATATCTATTAATGCCCAATCTTGTAATAGAATTGCAATTGTATTTCTTCTTTGAATATCGTTTTCTGATAGTGTAGCAAGTTTGCCATCTAAAGCAAACAGCTCTTTAAAATGCACTATGTAATATTTACCTTGTTTATGTAATATATGACAAGACTGAAATAATGTCTTATCTTTCCTAGAGGCTACACCTATTCTTGTAAGTGTTTCTCTTACTTTTAGAAAATCGTCAGGCTGTTTGATTGTTACCTCTAACATATCCTGGATTGACCATTTAATACTCTCACTCATTAATCTCTCCCACCTTTATAAAGTTTACTCTTAATATGCTCAATCTGTTCTTTGGATAGTATTGTTAACGCTTCTCTCGCCTTTTCATTACTGTATCCATAATACTGCTTTACATACTCTAAATCTTTCAATTTGGCCTGTGATAACCACTTGCCACCAAATCGCTTCTTTTTTCTTACACTATTTATTAAAAAGTGAAATTGTAGTTTCTTGTCTAAAAAGTGTAGGCCATTCATCTCATTGGCCGGCATT